CCCGTCTCCTTCAAGATCTGTCTCAGGAACTCCCCGCCGAGGATCACGTTCTTCTCTCGCTTTTAGGCCGCACAACCCTTTTATTGCAACGCGTGCTGGACGATTACGAAGACCCTTGCAAAGACGTAACGCTGTCGCTCGACGTGGAGGTGGCTCGAGATCTGTTCAAAGGGTTAACAGAAGATTATTCTAATAAATGTTCTTAAAATATTATAAATGCCTGGTCGTCTTACTGGATCTAGAAAGAACCCTCATCTTGGTATTAGAGGTTCTTGGGGTAAACGACTTAGAGGATCTCGTAGTAAATCTCGTTCTAGGGTTAGGTTTCCTAAACGTAGAAGAACTAAAAGTCCGTCCAGGGGAAGGTCAACAACTAGAAAAGTTGTTGCTTCTTCTAAGAGATCTTTGATGATTGAAGCTGCTAGTCATAACTCTGTGTCGTATACTAATTTTAAGCTTGGTGTTTATAAAGAACCTAAGATTAAAGATGCGTCCTGGACTTATACTGTTTGTCAATCTGGTGAAGTTTCTACTGGTACATTTACTGAAGGAGGAACCTCTGCTGATGTTAATCAGTGTGGTTCTTGTGTTGATATTAGTAATGTTGCTGTTATAAACCATTCTCGAGAATGGTTGGATGCTTTAGATTCAGATTTGAGTTTGAATGTGAATAGCAAGGCATTTTTTGCCCTAAACCCAGATCAATTGGTCACTGGTAATGAAGCAGGTGATCCTATTTTGAAAACTGCTGCTCCTGCTACTGAGATGTTAATGTTAAGGAGTACCAACTGTCATTTGGAGTTGTGTAATTTTCAGCAAACTAATTGTAAGTTAAAGGTTGTTATTTATAAAGCCCGTAATAACGGTACTGTTGATTCACCCTCTGACTTGTTTTATGCTGGAGCAACTGATATAAATGCTACTACAACATATTCTACAGTTTATCCTCCAAGTGCCCCTTCTAGTACTCCAACTTTTGGTGATTGGAAGTATAGTATTGTTCCTGGAGCTAATCAAACTTGTATTTCCCCTTGGGGTAATCTTAACCGAGGTGTTCGAAAGGCTTTACTTGGTCAATGGAAAGTTGAGAAAGAAGAAGTGATAAATTTAGAACCAGGTTCTACTCACAAGTTGAATTTTACTGTATATCATAATTTTACTTGTCATAAAGATATGTTGAAAAGAGATAGCACTATTGTTGTTGCTGGACCTACTACATATTATGGAAGTATAAGAGGTCAAACGTATGTTGTTTGTGTAGAAGATGCTAGTGCCACTCCTGTATTTGCTCAGATTGGAACCACCCATATTCGTGGTGTTACATCTGGTGCTGTTAGAGTAGGTTATCTGTTTAGGAAAACTTACAATTTTAATCTTGTTCCTAGTAATGCTAATTATAGATTTAATGTTATGCAATCTACAATTACTAATAAGGATTTGGATTCTAATGATATTATTCAAATAATTGATGCGGAAGATGATCCAACTCCAACTCAAACTACTATGACTTAATAAAAACTTTTTGCCCTAGCCCTGTTTTTTTAAATGGTTCCAAGGGCTAGCCCTTGGTCCGCCGGAAGGGCAATATTAAGAGCCGTTCGGGGTAGGGGCCCCGTAGGCGAACGTGTACAATCTATTGATAACCCTGTGCTTGCAATGTAACAGCAGGATATCGTTATATTTTTACCCTTGCCCTAAAACTTTATTAAAGTGTGTAATCTTCAATCTTCTTAGTAAAGCGTCTCTTGTTTTTTCATCAAGCCCATCGTACCACGATCTTGGGTCAACGTTGGACGTGATCCAAATTGTTTCTGCCTTGAATACTGTGGAGGATCCTTTGACTTCCACAATGACCGGATACCTGTCAAGCCATCTAAGTAGGTGTCCAATGTCGATAGCTCCTCGAAACTCATCCATAACAACATGTTTTTGACCGTTGTAACCGTCCCAAAACTTTGTTCTGGGATCTTTAGGATAAGCGTCCATCCCAGCTTCTCTCCATGCTCTTCTAGACTTACCAGTTCCAGTGTCACCCCAGAACACATGACATGTTCGTTCCATAGCAAGTGGTTCAAGATGATCCTGGCGGATTCTCTTGATGGCATTATAATATGGAACAAGTACACTTTTGTCAATGTTCTCCAATGTCCCGGTCTTGGCGGATTCCCAAATACTATCCCAATCGCGTTTGATCTGGCGTCTGAAAGGGATTGTGCCAAGTTCGAATCTTGTACCTGTGATAGCAGTGTCGTCCTTCCAAACGTATTGTTCGGCTGCTGTAGATTTGGTGAGCTCCACGTGGACTGTGTTTCCGTAGATGTCTCTGACCCTAGTGTTATAGACTCGTTTTGCGAAGTAGACGATGATCTGCCAGTGAAGATATTTAGATTCGCCCTTGCCCTGTTCCAATTGTCCCTTAGTGTAGGCGACATCTGGTGGTAGATAAGGTGTAAATTGATTAAAAGGAATTGTAAGCATCCAATATTGGCCCTGGCATTTTTTCATTCTGTAAGCACTCTTTGTATTACTTACAGAATGAATGCTCCCTGCTCCCTCTGCTCCGTCCGTGCGTTCGGAGTAACTGTTTTTCCGTTTTTCCATTTATCCGGTCCGTGCGGTCAGTGCGTTTTTGTATAAAAGAAACGCAATTCCCTTAGATCAGATCATTATATGTCATGGATCCAAGAACTCAAGCTGTCTATTGGTACCCGTCTCCTTCAAGATCTGTCTCAGGAACTCCCCGCCGAGGATCACGTTCTTCTCTCGCTTTTAGGCCGCACAACCCTTTTATTGCAACGCGTGCTGGACGATTACGAAGACCCTTGCAA